GTGAGAGTAGATGTGGTATGCACTGTCATATCAAATCCTACCCTGACAGTAGTCCCTGGCTGAACACCGTGGTAGGCTAAGCCAAGAGTGTAGATTGCCTTGGCTATTAACACAGAGGCAGCATTCCATTCTGCAGAGTCTGAATAATCTGATATTTCTTGATCAAAGCCTAGGGATTTTAGGTCTTTTTTGTCCAGAGAGATTGACACTCCGACCTTTCCAATGCCTATTCTAACTACAGGTGTTAGTGTGACAGATACAGTATCGTTAGTCATTTCTCTGTAAATTACAGGAATACCTCCCTGAGATGTAACTACTCCCCAATCTCCATTTCCGTCATAGGTGTTCCAAGATATTCGAGCGAGTGCTACACTGCCCATATCCCCAGGTACTGTGTATGCGGCGGTGGTTCCTTCTAGTTCTGCGGTAATTGTTATGGGTAGTGGCAGTCCCTCAAAATTTCCTACAACATCATAGGCAAGCGAGATGAAGGAAGTTCCCACACTAGGGTGCATTAGTCCAGTACCGTAAGAGTAAGCACTTGTGTTTAATTCTTTGATAGATGCTTTGCCCTGACCGCAGGCGTCCCCTGAGCATTCTGTGACTTGTATTTTAGAGTGAGTATCATATGCGGCGTCTTGGGCATAGTCTGTTAGTAGATTAATGTAGGCGGAAACATTCATTCTGATGTTGGCTTTGGCTTCTAGTACTGGAAAGATTAAAGTAATAGCCATTAGTATGATTAGTGTCTTTTTCATTTCTTTCCTACCTCCTCAGCTTGCTTCATTAAGGGAATTATATCCCTAGGTTTTACCTTACCTGACATTATAACTCCGATTGCTATTCCTCCGAATTCATCTATCATGTCTAGGACGTCGTCAAGGATGTTTCCGAATAGAGCCCTCCGCAGACCATAGGCTGCTAATAGCCTATCTGCACGGTTCTTCTGCTCCCATGAGATTTCAAAGGAGAAACGAGGTTTATATTCTTGGATCATTTTGTTACTCCTTTATTTCCAACTAACCTTCGGCATGATGACTTTTTTGTTTACTCTATTTTTAAATGGGAGAACTTGCTGGATTAGTTTGGATATTTCAGATGGTGTGTTAGTAGTTGGTACATAACCGAGGTCGAATAGTTTCTGGTGGTCTGGATTGTAGTAGTGGGATTCAGCCTCTTTACGTGGATTGGTTAGGTGGTTTAGCTCAGTGTTAAGGCCTAGTTTGTTGGCCTCTTCATGAACCATTAGGGCTAATCTATTTATGGAGTAGATACTCTCAAACTGGTTCAAGGTACGATACTCACCTGCAAGAGGAGGATTTTCTATAGCTATAGTTATGCACTGAATTGAGTCACTGAGGGTTAGGAATCCTCTGGTTTGGTTACCTTCTCCGTAGATTGTTAGAGGATGATTGATTATGGCTTGAGTGCAGAAACGGTTGATTGCTGTGCCAAAGCACTCATCATAATCAAAGCGAGTTAGTTCCTCTTGGCAAGCTGGATTTGCTAAGCCAAAGACTACTCCCTGCATGATGTCAGTTGAGTAGAGTTCCCAGTTACGGCAGGCAAATTCAATATTGAGTGTATCCATTACTTTGGAGAGGTGATAGAAGGAACCTGCAGTGCGAGGGAAGAGGAGGCCTGACATAGGACAAGGTTGGTAGTCACCTGGTTTCTGTAATGGTTCATTTTCATGGAGTAGGCACCAACTAGGAATCATTCCTTCAGGTATGCTACAGTTAGGTGTTCCATACTCACCCATTGTGCCTAGTTTGACTAGGTGAGCGGTAGAGCATTCCTTATGCATGGCCCAGAGGAGGTGAAGTGTACCTATTACATTCTCGTTCTGAGTTATAGATGCACGAGATGCATTATCCATAGACCATGCAGCAGAAGGTTGTTCTGCAAGGTGGACTATAGCATCAGGCTTGAAGTAGTTCAGTATTTCTCTAATGTGTATAGCAGGACTATTGCCTAGATATGTAGCTGAATGCCCTACAAAGTTGCTATAGTTATTTTTTAAGTATTCAATCCTCCCAACTACAGACAAGATTGGAGTGAGGGAGTCACTCTTGAGTTTCGTTATTCTTCTACGCCTGGAGACATTGTCTATCCCATACACCTCATGGCCTAATTTGAGGAGATGGAGGGTGAGTGGGTAACCTATGTAACCGTCATAACCTAACACTAATATTTTCATAGTTTGAACTTCCTTAGCTTGATATCTGAATTGTCAATGAGGAATTGGGTAAACTTGTCATACACTTTAATGTCCTCGACAACTATCTCAATAATCCCTGCGTTTATTAGAGTGCCGTAGCAGTTCTTACATGGGATTATGCAGTTCATATAGAGAGTTGTTCCAATGGTAGAGACACCTAATCGTGCGGCGTTAGAAACTGCATTCTCCTCTGCATGTTGGGCAGGACATAGTTCCATGTGAGTTCCAGATTTATAGCCGAGAACCTGGCGAGGACAAGTATTGCGGTATTTGGCTATATTTTTGATTACCTCAACATGGTCTCTTAGTGCTTTGTCTACTAACCATCTATCATGCCCACAGTGAGGGACACCTCGTGGAGGACCATTGTAGCCGGTGGATACTATGGATTTGTCACGGACTAGGATTGCACCTATCTTACGTGACAGACAGGATGACTTGTTAGACACTGCCTTGCATATGTTGTGGAAGTAGGTATCCCAATGTTTAGTGTCAGTTTCCTTGAGTGAGTTAAGTGCGTCTATAGGCATTACTTGATACCTATATCCCTAATTAGGGCATCTAATAGGAAGGTATAGTTACGAAGATCAGTAATTTTTGAGTTCCACTGTTTGAGAGTATAGTCATGTGGGAACCTAGACATTATATTGATTGAAGAGTAGTGCTTAGCGGCCATTCCGGTAAGTGCATTGCATGGATTGTTGTCTGAGGCTCTAGCTACATCATAGAACTGTATTAGTCTATCCTCCTCAGTACCGTATTCCTTTTTCTTTTCCTCAAGGACTTCTATGCTACGTCTGTAGGATATTTCTACCTCTTTCATGAATTCTTCATTAGTCATTTTAGGCTCCTTGGGTAGTCCGTTTAAAATTTGAATGATCTTTCCAGCACAGGCTCCTGTCACCAATTTTTACATATAGTGTAAATTACAAGTAATTACCTGCTCCCATGCCCCACTTTGACTATGCCAAAGGCTGGAAAGGAGTTAGTTATCTACCTACCACATACTTCTTGATCGTGTTGGAGTCTCCGTATTCGTCGTCCTTTTTTACTCCTAAAATCACCCAACCTTCAAGGCCAATCAGGTCATCTTCCCAACTGAAGGGCCGTGAGTAGTCAAGGCCAAAGGCAGAGGCAAAGTTCCTGAATGTGTTTAGGGAACGCTGAAACTGCTTGTCATCAATCTTACCTTGTGCATCTGCGAGGTCCCAGAAGAAGGTGTTAAACTCGATAACCATAGGTTCGTCAGGTACATCGAATACAGGCTGGTACCACTGGCAGTTGTTCTTGTCAGAGATGCCACTGCGCATAGCAATAATGCGGGCCTTTACTTCACTGCCACGAGGTAGGATTTTTGGCTCAGGTGCATTGGAGATGTCTTTTTCTAATTCTGTGTAGTCTACAAGGGACATAGTTTTTTACTCCTTCTTTTGTTGAGGTTAACGGCAATTCTCGTCCAGTTTATGGTCTCCACACCAGTCTGTTTCGAATACTACTGGGTAGCCATCTAAAGTTGGTGCATGTCTGCGGCAGCGTCCTATTGGGGTAGTGCTTAGACTACTAATGGACTTGAACTTTTTTACATACCACATGCAAGTAATACAAGTCATGCTTGATCTATTAGCCCAGTAATTTTTTGCTCTAGGCTTATCTGTCGTAGGTTTAGGGCATTTGTATTTTTCCTGATTATTTGTGTCTTTATCTTCCATTTACTTACCTCCGATTAGTTTGTTTGAAAATTGAACGGACTATTTCTCCTCCTTCATGTCCAGCTTAGGTTTATCACTTGCGTCAAAGCCTACTTTCCTTAACAGTTTTTTAATGTCAGGTGCCTCAACTGCATCGAGCTTGCCATTGGCCTTAAGTCGTGAGCGGGCTATGTAAGTGCCAAGTGAGTCAATTAACATCTCACGTTTAGGTTCTCTACCACGTCCATCTTTACCTGTCAAGACATAGATTTCATCAAATAGCAATGGGATAGTGACTACTGCCTGACCAGTGGTGAAGAATCGATAGTTAACTTCCTCATGTGCAATGCCAGTTTTGGCATCT